CGAAGGCGGCAACAAAGCGGAGGTTGCTGCGGCTCATCAAAAGAATTACGAGCTGCTGCAAGCGCAAGGGCTGATCAGTGAAACTTAAAGGCCTGCTCACGGCGTTTGCCCCAACGTTGGGTAATGCCATAGGTGGACCGCTAGGCTCAATCGCAATGAAAGCAGTCGCGTCGAAACTCGGCGTTCCTGTTGACGAAAGCGCAGTAGAGACGGCGCTGGAAAGCGCGACTCCCCAGCAGATTCAAGCGTTGACAGTTGAGGACCAGGCGT